CGGTTCTCGGATTTGACGAGGCTACTTCGATCACGAAGAAGCTCCGCAAACCGCTAGAGATACTGCACCGAACCCTAAATGAAGGTAAGGTGGGTCTTCGCAAGGTGATGACTTCCATTCGCACGGCCGAGAAGAAGGCCAATGGGCGTATCAATGCAGAGTGCATCCTACTGAGGGCTGTGAAGTGAAGATAAGACGAACAAAGACTGTTGAAGTCGATGAAGAAATGCCAGACGAGGCTTGTGAAATGAGATATGCTATCGTATGGCCTTATGATCCGACTACTAATGCGCCGGCCGGATGTGCTGCTATGTTTCGCACTAAGCATGATGCCGAGTCCTTCATGAGACCGATCATAGAGAACTACAAGGGCAAGGATGTTCCCTTCCAGATAGTCGAGATTATCAAATGAACGATCCAGTTATCTTTACAATCGTGGTCACTATCTTTGGCACCTTAGCGCTGGGGATTTTATCACAATGACCGCATACATCTTCGCAATCATTCATGTTGGAATGTCCCTGGCAGCATTGCTGCTGGGGGTTTCCCTGTATCTGCTATTCAAAGAAGTAACAAAAGGCAAGTAAATGAATAACGAACCCAAAGTCATCGAGTTTCCCAAGAGTAAGGTGGTGCGAGACATTCCCCAGGAACACTTAGTGGCCAGGCAAGCCAAGGCTGATTTGAAACTGGCTGATAGTATCGTGGACGAAATCACAGGAATGATGCTCACCGAACTGGACAACTATTACATCGAGGTTGCCGACAAGACATTCAATAAGGATTTGGTTCTGGTTGTGGATGCACTCAAGTCAGCCGTCTATCGATCCTTTGGTATTGAGCATCATCTACAGGACTTTGTGGATAAGAATGTAAAGGTCCTTGAAGGCATTGACGCGGATACTTCTAAAGAGGAAATCCAGGAGAAGATCGACGCTGTAATCAAGGAGCTTCAGAGTGCGAAAGAACGCCTTGACACGGACGAACCAGAGTGATACAATAACTGTATCGTGAAAGGACACATAATGAGTTATTGTTTCATCGACCTCAACCAGGTGTTGATCGCAAATCTGATGCAGCACTTGAAGATGATTACCAAGACACACGAACTGGATGAAGGATTGATCCGGCACATGGCCATCAATACCATTCGGTCAAATGTAAAGCAGTTCAAGAACAAGTATCCTAACATTGTTCTATGCTGTGACAACCGCCACTATTGGCGCAAGGACTACTTCCCCTTCTATAAGAGCCAGCGCAAGCATGACCGAGAAGCATCCGGTCTGGACTGGCACCTTATCTTTGAGACCCTAAACAAGATCAGGGACGAACTCAAGGAGAACTTCCCCTATAAGGTTCTGGATGTTCATGGCGCCGAGGCAGACGATATCATCGCTGTTCTCACGGCACGACTGTCTGCGCATTCTGATGTGCTGATCCTGTCCTCTGACAAGGACTTCGGGCAGCTCCAGAAGTATGGCAATGTAACCCAGTATTCCCCGATCCTAAAGCGCTTCATCAAGGTGGATGACCCGCAGAGGTTCATCAAGGAACACATTCTGAAAGGTGATCGTGGTGATGGTATTCCTAACTTTTTGTCTCCTGACAATTGCTTCGCTGTGGGTGAGAGGCAGAAGACTCTAAATAGCAAGCGACTTCAAGAATGGGTGAACCAGGATGCCGAAGCCTTCTGCACAAGCGATACTACTCTCCGTGGTTATAAGAGGAATCAAACTCTTATTGATTTTGATTATATACCGGGAGACATTCGAGAAGCCATCGTTGAAGCGTTTGAAAGTGCCCAGCCTGCGTCGAGGGCAAAAATGATCGACTACTTCATGGCCAAGGGACTAAAGGCCATGAATGAATCCATTAGTGACTTCTAAAAGGAGAAGACAATTGAGCAATAAGAATGTATATGAGGTCCTAGAGGACTTCAAGAATGCGAAGACAAAGCAAGAGCGTATCGATGTTCTACAGAAGAACAACACATTTGCCCTGCGAAGCGTACTGGCCGGAACATTCGATCCGACCATCAAGTTTGATGTAGAGGTTCCAGAATACAAGTGTGAACCCGAACTGCCGCCAGGCATGTCCTATTCAAACATGACCACCGAACTCAACAGGATGTACCTGTTCGTTGAGGGCGACCTTCGCCGTCCTGCTGGTCTAACCGAGAAACGCGCAAAGGAACTGCTGATCCAGATTTTCGAATCCTTGGAGGAGAAAGAAGCTGCTGTACTCGCCAACATGCTACGCAAGGACCAGAAGATCAAGACACTCACCCCAGCGATCATCAATGAAGCATTCCCCGGCCTACTACCAGAACCGAAGAAGTCTTAAGCTCTTGACAACGGAGAAGTTCTACCCAGGCGAGGATGATGTTACACATTGGTTTGGCGTACTCAATGAACAAATCTTCGGAAACAAACTCACTCCGTTCACAGAAATCGAAGTCAAGACATGCAAGAAGGCTCATGCCTTCTTCCATTACAACTACAGTGAGGATGGATCAACCAAAATCCAGGTCCACCCTTACTTCAAGTCAAGGAAACTTTTCGTGGAGATTATGGCCCACGAAATGGTTCATAAGTTTCAACATGATTTTGGTGAACCTATTGGTCATGGACCCTCATTCTGGGTCTGGCGTGATATCTTCAACCTAAAAGGCATAGACCTACACAAGAGCGCATGACATGACAAAGATCGCAAAGTCACATAACCCAATCGATATCCTCTACACCGAGCTTCAGGAGGAGGACCGCAAGTATGGCGGCAAGAGATTGGAGAAGCCGCAATCGGAAGTTCACAAGAAGCGTCCGATCAAGAACCTAAAGAAAGCATGGATGGAACACACTGACGACTTCGATGAAGTTGAGGATTTCTACGGAAAGTAAACAATGACATACGTGACTATACATGATGCCGCCAAAATTCTGGTCAAGGAACATCTAAACGATACCTATATCAGAGTGGTTGTGGAAAATTCAGATACCAGGATTGCATCCCTAACTTTCTACCAAAAGGGGGAAGTTATAACTGATGTTTATAAAACAGGAATCTATATCCTGTGGCGCAAGACTGGTAACATGTTGGAGTGTATGTATGTCGGTCAGACAGGAAAAGATGTTATCAACCCAATCTTTCCGTGCTTAGTTCCGAATAACACCATCAGAAACAGAGTTTATAGATGGTTCAAGGAGCTCCTGGGGAAGTCTCGGCCAACGGAATCACATCCTGGTGCCAAGAAGGCCCGAGAAGAGTATGGTGCTACAGTCAATGACATTTGGTACTTGAAGATCATACCGTCAGAAACGATAGAAAAGGTTCTGAAAGATAACAAAGTCATTCTGACAAAGACTGACCAACTGGACGAGCATGTTGCACACATCTTGAAATCGATGTGCAATGTCAGAAAGTCTGGTGAACCTAGTCCCGGCCTCGACTACTATTTTCTGAGGGACGTAGCCTAGACCTTAGCAATACTACCTTGACCTAGACCATAAGAGGGGTGCGTCGTTCTGTCGCACCTCTTTTTTGCGTTTCCTTGACTTTAGTCAACGACAAGACCGTTCCTATGTGGTATGATGCAAACATGATACAGAAACGGAAAAGACGCACCGATAGGAATCATATCATCTATAGCCTCGCTGTAGGTAAGAAGGAATATATCGGCATCACTCACGTTGAAGCCGGCCGCGTCGGTCCTTCCTTGACGCGCCGTTGGAAGAAGCATGTCAATCGTGCCTTCCGCGAGAACCGCGACTGGAAGTTGTGTGTCGCTATTCGCAAGTATGGTCCCGAGGCTTTCGAAGTCTCGGTGGTCCAAATCGTACGCGGTAAGGAAGCCGCTCATAAGATTGAGCGCGACCTGATCCGGGCCCGCAAACCGAAACTCAATACGGATGTTCGCTGATGTTCAATCGTCTATCTTTCTTTCTCGCTCGGAACGCTGACGTTATCGCTGATATCGTTGCTTTCCAGTCTGCCCTCAATCTCGGAGTTTGAAAATGGCTAAACGTAAAACTGTGGACATTCGCAAGATTGTCCAAATCGCAAACGGCATTCTGTCGCAGCGTGGTGGCACCGCTGAAAGCCGTTATACCGTCATCACCATGTTGGATAGCATCCTTTTGGAAGCGGGCCAATACAAAGGTTACCGTTATCTGACGCCGATGGAAGTCCACCCGGAAGACGAACCTGGCATCTTTCCTTCGCGCGACGCCGACAAGATGTTTTCCGGCACCGACTGCACCCGTCGCGCTTACTGCGGAGAGTTCTAATGTCTAAGTATGCTGAACTCTGCAAAGAGATTTCCACTCTTGAAAAGCGCATGAATGTGGTTGAGGCCGAACTTGCGGCTGAACGGAAACGCCTTCGCGCGTTGGTCAAGGTCGAAGACAAGTATAGCACCTTTACACAACTTCAGTATAAGGGTCGCAAACTGAATGTGAAGTATAACCGTTATGGTGATGAAACCGTAACCGAGAAAGGCAAAAAGATTGATACGAGTTTGCGAACCACTGGTCGCATTCGTCCGTCAATCAACGATCTTCGTCTACTTTTGGCACTTGGGAGAATATGATGAATAAGATTTACAAGTATACTCTATTCACTCGCCCCGATCATGAGTTGTCGGTGTCGATTGACATTCCTGACAATGCCAAAATCCTATCGTGTCAGTTTCAGCATGGCACTGTGTCTATATGGGCCTTGATTGACGAAAACGAACCGACGGTTACCAGGGTCTTCACTTGTTACGGAACCGGGTTTGAGTTGCCCGATCGCAATGTGCGAAAGCATATCGCCACCTTACAGGAAGTTTTTGGTGTCGGTCTTGGTTACGTCTGGCACATCTTTGAGGAGGAATAATAATGGCTAACACGAAAATCGACTACGCTGAAGCGATGGCCCGCCTTGAGGCCGCTCCTTATGATTGTCTGGCAGAATGGTGCTATGAGAGCCATAAGGACTTCTATGGTGTGAAGGGCCGGCACATGTCCGGTTGGTCGCGACTGGACCTTCTTGAGTGGGTTAAGTCCCATTTCGTTTGGGATAATGACAACCAGTATTGGCGCAACGCTGTGCCTTTCGTGGAGGATTGATTGTGCAAGATGGTTACAATCCAGACTATGACCTCAAAATTGATATGGGTCGGGCACTGGCCGGCCTTATCAATCGCAAATGGTTGAGTAAGGACCGCCGGCGCCGAATAGAGTGTGTTTACGCTTTTGTGCAGAGATACGTCAATGGTCGCACTCATGGCGATATCGGTAAAGACTTGAACAAATCGCGAGACGCGGTTAGAATTATGGAGCAAAGAGTCAAGCGATGCTTGAGGCATCCGCAGAATGGACTCTGGTCCTAAACAATAGGAGAAAATGATGTATTTGTTATTCGCCGGAGCCAACTATTATCCCGCTGGCGGATGGGATGACTTTCGCGGACAGTTCGCGACTGTAAAGGCCGCGGTGGCGGCCGTGGATGCTCGTTGGGATTGGTGGCATGTAGTTGATGTTGCCGGTTGTGTGATAGTCAAATACGGACATGGAGGCCGATAATGAATTATAGCGATACCCAGTTCATTCACATCTATGAACTGGCTGCAGCCGGCGAGGCCGAGGATAACGAGTATGGCACCGTTGGTGTTGTTATCTCGTATCATACCTGGCATTACTCGGGCGTCTCCGTTCTGGTAGTGCCGCAGTTCCCGCCTTATGGAGAAACGAAATGAGTTCATGGTGGTATATGTTTCGGGCCAAACTTTCTAGCAAACTGTTTGACCTGACCTTCACAGTGATGCCTGATGGTCCGACCAAAGAAGGTCTTCTGGACGCAATCGAGGCGTATGTCAAAAGTAGGGGGTTCTAATGTCTAGAATAACAAAGACCCCGACCGGCCTAAAGATTGAAAATATCAGTGGTTTCAAACCCAGGATTTTGCTAGATAACTTCAAGTGGAACCCGAAAACCAAAACGCTTTCAATCGATGCCGATGTGCTGGACGACTTCATGACGACCGAGTTACACATCAAGTCGCATGTAACTGGAAATCTACATGTCTATGATTATGTTCATTACGATCAAGACAAACACAGTTGGAAGTATTTGCCTAGGATTAGTCCAAATCCTGTCGATCTGGTTCTGGTATATAAGGTGAAGGAAATAGAATGACAACCAAATCTGCGCTGCACCGCAAGCGCATGAACAATCCGCATGGATCAAGCTTCTGCTGGAACTGCGACCTAACCTGGTTCGTCTATGATCCAGAGGAGTTTGGTCAGGTGCTTGAAACAGACTATACCTGGATACGAGGGATCGGCATCGACTTCGCTCACAGTCAGTTCGTGCCGCTTGGTGAGGAAACTCCTTATAACATTCGTGTTCGTTCGCATGTGACCGATAAGACTTACATGTTCAAGTGGGAAAAACTTCAGACGGCGGTCACACCAGACAATCCATATCACCTTTACACACCGGAGGATAAAAAATGTCCAATACATTATCTTCGCGTTTACGCAAAACCTCGATCCGAGTGGAAAACCCGGTCGCCAAAGTGATACGCGATCCGGCCTTCCGAAAGCGAATAGTCAAGTCCAAGGTTAAGTATAACCGTAAGCGTAGCAATAAGGGGTGCGACAACCTGTCACACCTCTTTTTTCGCATTCCTTGACTTATATCAAAGACATTACCATTCCTTTGTGTTATGATACGTTATCGAATCAGGAAAGGTTAGGAAACATGTCCAATACTCGCTTTGCCCCGCGCAAGACCGATACGGTCCTTTCGCTCGCTATTCTCGCCACGGCTGACGCTTCAAAGATCGTCAAAGTGCCGTCGAAGCGTCCGAAGCGCGGCTTCACCGTTGGCAAATCCTCGCATGTCGTGAAAGGTTGATCCATGTCTGCTAAGTCCACCAAGGTTGTCGCCGGTATCTATGCTCTTACCACGGTCGAGGAGCTCCGCGAAGTTACTGCGGCGCTGAACCTTCAATGGAAGGTTCTTCAGTCCCGTGCCGCGCAGGGCTTCCGCGTTGGCGATAAGGTTACTTTCGTTGCCAAGATGGGCCAGACGTTCTCTGGCGTCGTCGAAAAGGTAAATCAGAAAACCGTCGCCGTCAAGACTGGTCCTTATCAGACCTGGCGCGTTTCTCCGAACCTTTTGAAGAAGGTGGCCTAATGGGCTTCGTCGTCTATAACGCGCGCACCAAGCGCCAAGTGCGCGCGTTCGATAATGAGCGCTCCGCCAAGATTTCATGCGCCGCGTGGAACCGCACCTGGAAGCGCAAGGGCGAGACCTTTGCCGTCATGGATGCCAACGAGTTCGATTACAAGTTCAACAAATGGACCACGGTTACTAGCCTGGTCGGCGGTAAAGAAGTCCGCATTCGCGAGCAGGACGTTGGTACGTGCTGCGATCCGTCCACCGAAACCTATTGGAGCATGTAAGCATGGCTACTATTACCAAGGAACAGATCGTCCAACTCCTCGAAACGAATGACAAGGCTGTTATTCGTGCGCTTCTGGTTGTGTATGCTAACCAGACTTCGATGGAGCAGCAGTTGGAACAAACTGCCGCCAATAATGGCGTGGGCTTCACCGGGTTCGAAGGCAAGATCGGTGCCAATATGGCGAAGTTCGCCCAGCGCACCGGGTATCTGACGCCGAAACAGATTGCTTTCTGGCGCAAACGCGATAAGCGTGGCGTTATGAAGATCGGCAAGTATTGGAAACAACTTCAGGTCGCGGCCGAGAATAAGGCCCGCGCGAAGGGAGAGGCATAATGGCCATCAAGTTGAAGGTTCTCGGTGAAAACCAGACCGAGGTTGAAATCAACGGAAAGTATCTGTTGTTTTCCTATGATACGCTGGTTGCTGCGCAGGTGAATGGCACCTACTATCGCACGAAGACGAAGCATTCCAAGACCACGACCAAGCATGTAAATGCCTGGTGCCCGGCGAGTACCTGGCAAGTCACGGATGAAACTCTGGAGGATATCGTCGATGAATAACTTCGTAAAGATTTGGGTTGTGGATTATTACGATAGCGATGGCGAATCGCAGGCTATGGGATATTTCACAACTCTGGAAGGTGCCCAGAAGTATGTATGGGACGCCTTGAATGATCCTGATGGTATCTATGATGCAACATCTGACTTCAGGATCGACTGGCATAACCTGGACCAAGGATACGATCAATGAGTAAGACCGCCGACTACTTTCTGGAACTTCAAGAGTATGTCTATGACGCTATGTTTCATGGTGCCCAGACCGAGGGTGATGTGCGCGAGTATATCCGCGAGTTTCATCCCTCTTTCAATGTTATCGAGAGTGCCCTGATTGGCGTTTTCGAAGACTATGTGGATCAGAACTGGAGTAATGCATAATGGCTTTTGAAACCCGCAAATGCACCAAGAAAATGTTGGAACTCATCGATGAATCTTACTTCGACAAGGACGTTCTGATCCGCGACCTGCTGAACTGGTTGAGTGAGGAAGACGTTGAAGAGTTCTATAATGCCCGCGTGAAGTATGATAACGACTTTGGCGACGAAGACGAAGACCACGAAGACGATTATGACGGGCAGCCCGACGAAGCGCAAGAGTGGCACGACTTCGATCCAGATTGCTAATGGTTAAGGTCTAGGTAGTATGGTCAAGGTCAAGGTGCGACAATATGTCGCACTTTTTCTCCTTGACTTTGGTCCTTAGGCGTGTTATAATACGTCATAAATCGGAAATCAAACGAGGTTCAATATGGCTAAGTGGAATGAAAAACTGTCTATCTCTCCGACCGTTGCGACGGCTCTTGAGTGCTTTGTGCTCAATAAGCCTGTAACGCCTTCGGACATTAACACGCATGTCAAGGACGGCGATTATGCCGCCAAGCATGTGTGGTATCTGCGCAAGTTCGGGTTTGTGTTCTCGGTTCAGAAGGACGGCCGAAAGATCGCTTCTTATACCTTGATCCAGGAACCTGATAATGTCGCGGACCTTCGTGCGCGTCCTACTCTGGCGGCCGCCAACATCACGAAGGCCGTCAAGGCCGCAACGCCGAAGGCGCCCAAGGCACCGAAGGCGAAGGCCCCTAAGAAGGCCGCTGCTCCTAAGGCCGCAAAGGCCGCTGCTTCCAAGAAGACGACCGGCGGCAACGCTGCGAACCTGGCGAAGTTGAAGGCCGTTGGCAAGAAGTTCAAGAAGGAACAGATCGAAGCGGTCCTGACCGAGGAACCGGCGGCGACTTCGTTCTCCATTGACGATGGCTGGGATAGCATCGAAGGTCTCGACCTTTCCAAGATCATCTAATCCTTGGGAGTGCCTTTCCGGCGCTCCCTTTCTCTTTATCGCGAGGTCCTATGTCATATATCACGATTGAAGCGGCCAAAGTCAAAGTCTGGTGTGACAATACGTTGAAGTCCATCGAGAAGTCACGCAAGGAACAGGTTGAGGAACGCATTCAACATTATATGAAGCCCACGAAGTTTCTCGGTTTTACTCTTGACAAGGGTATGACCTATGATGAAGCCAAGAAGTGGGTTTATAACGATCCTTCCGAAAAGACCATTGGTGATGGCATCGAGGACTATATGTGCGTCAATGCCCATCGTGAGAAATGGAACAAGGTCTGGGTTATCAAGAGACTGGCTGAGGCCGCGATCAAAAACAACAAGGGACGCGGGATTGATGCTTATATCAATCTGTCCTCTAAGGACTATGGTTACCTTTATATCGGGAGAGACTAATGAAACACACAGTTCTAATCGTCCTGACCTATGACGACCAAGGTTCGCGCGAGGATGGGAGTGTCTATTACTCGCGATACTTCCTGGTTCAAGGTGCAGAAGACAAACTCAAGGCGGCCAGAACGCCGCATATGCCGACAATGGAACAGTTTCGAGAATGGGCCAAGTCCAACGACTTTACTCTAATCGAAATGAAAGCCAACATCATTGAAGTGGATTATGACTATGACGAAGATACGAGTGAAAGTCAAGAACCCGATGTGGCCCTTTCGTGATACGTATGCGACCTACATGCGGCCGCATATCAAAGAGTTCGAAACCTACGAAGGCGAACTCAAGAAGCAGAAGAAGCATTGGCGCATTCCCAAAGGCGAGTTCATCCTGGTGAATGGTGCCAATCAGCACATTATCAACATTGAAGATGTAATCGAGGCGTGGAGAAAACGATGATAGCGGCAAAGTTCTATTCAATCTTGGGTCTTTTGTGTCTGGCTGTTGGGCAATATGCCTTTTTCACACACAGGGACACATACATTCCTCTGTCTGTTCAGGCAATCTTTTGGGTCCTGATTGCCATTCTACAGGCGATCATAGCGATTGGAGAAAAGAAATGACCGATCAGATCGAGAAGTTCAAAAAGTATCTGTTGAACGAAAGGGACGACGCCAAGAAAAATCGTGAACGATATCGTCCTGTTGATGATGAAGAATATGATTTCTATGAGGGTCGTTATATGGCCTTTGCTGAGGCGTATGGTGCCTTTCTTACAGCCTTTCCTCCGGAGAAAACGATGACTAACGAAGACGCAATCAAATGGCTGGAACAGGCCGCCAAGTATTTTGAGAAGCGTCCTACCAATGGCGAAGATAGTGCCCACTGGTCAAATGTGTATAATGCCGAGAGTGCCCGCAAGATCGCTGAACTGTTGAAGGAGAAAACCAAGTGAAACTTACAGACGCTAAAAAGAAAGAACTGGAACAGATCAGTGCCGTCGCTAAGGCGATGGGATTTGGTGGTGTTGACCTTCTAAAGTATGCTGAGGCATATCCAGAACCACCCCGGTATAAGCGCCTCGATGCTGAAGTGCTGCCGAATGGACAGATCAATCTAATCATCGAAAAGGAAGACGAATGATAAATCATATCATAGACGCAATCCTGGGATTGGTCGGGGTGACGCTGAGCGTTATCGCTTTCGGTTCGTTCATCTTCATGTGGTTCGTGTTCTATAACGGCTACATATTCGCGGGTTTGTTACTGTTGGTCTTGAGCATTATGTCTTATGCGTCAATGACCTGGTTGGTTGAGAATGGATGGAGGTTCCGTCGATGACTAATAAGATAGACGCCATTTGGTTCAATGAGGTTGGTATCGTTCGCGTCACCAATCCTAACGATCAGTTTGCCGTGTATTACATTGGACCATGTAAGCAAGGCAACACCGAAGATCAGGACAAAGCCCATATCGCTAGTTGGGGTTCCAAGTTCTCTACTGCCTGTGGAGACTTCCTGTTTGGCGATTTTAGATACTTTGTCTATGGCGACTTCAAGTTCTATGTCAATGACAAGTCTGCGAAGTTTCTCTCGGACCTGATCCAAGAGAAAGAGTCCAAGCAGGTTCGCAAGTCGGCGCAGATTGAGTTGCCGGCCAAAGTGCCGCCCCAAGGCAGTATCGACTTCCTCAAGGCGCTTGACGCCATTCGAAAGGGATAAGACAATGAGTGGTGAACATTACGAGGAACACCTTCAAAGGGAAATCACGCGCCTCTGCGCCGAACTCGCCGCCATTAAGGCAGACAATCAGATGCTCTTGAAGTGTGAGCAAGAGGCACACGCCGAACTCGCCGCCATGAAGGGATTTCGTGACGAGTGCGAGCGGCAGTTTCAAGAGAAGGTATCCGAACTCTCCGCCGAGCGTGAGCGGGCGAACGGGCTGTCTTCATCGCACGAAAGGCTTGTCAAGAAGCTAATTGAGCAAGGCATAGAGCGAGACAAGCTGCGCGAGGCGCTGGAGCCGTTCGCCAACTTGCGTGTTTCGCGGTTTATGACGGATGGGCTGAAATATGAGTTTCGGATTGACGCGGGCGACCTACGCCGCGCCAACGCCGTGCTGCGGGAGACGAAGGAGAGCGGGGATGAGTAATGACAAAGACCTCATAGACAAGCTCCTCGGCTATCCAGAAATCGATGTGTGCGCCGACGCCGCAGATGAGATTGTCGGACTGAGAAGTGCTTGCGCTCGTCTTCGCACAGACAAAGAAAAACTCCGCGCCGACCACAAGACATACGCTGAAGGCGCCGCCAAGGTTATGATCGAGCGCGACAAGTATTGGCGCCAGGCCAAAGTCATGTCCGAGTTGCTTGAACAGATGTATAAGTACCTTGACGACGAAGACTGGGCCATGCGCAACAAGATTGAAGCCGTGCTGAAAGATAAATAGGCATAGTCCTATAAAGGAGACCGCCATGTTGCACAGAGAAGAAAGCGAAATCGAAATTTTAGCCCATCTAAAGAACAAGGTTGAACATCAAGACGCGCTCTTGATAGAAACCAAACGAGGGTTGCAGGATATGTGGAGTGTCTTAGAGAGCGCCATCAATCCTTACCTCTATGGCGCTAAGCGCGCCAGATGGCAGAATGATCGTATTCGCGCACTAGAGTTTCTCAAGCGCATGGAAGTCAAGATCAGATCGAGGGCACGATAATGGGTCTGCTCAACTCTGTTCTCCCCTACTTTTCTCCAATCCTGAAACCCGACTGGACCGTTTACAAGGATGTTCAATATGGTGTTACGAAATCGGAGGTCGCTGACCTCTATCTCCTTAATCGAGGGGTTCATCCTGTGGTTGTGTTTATCCACGGTGGCGGCTGGTCTGCTGGTGATAAATCCGCATACGAGGGCCGTGCTAGAAAGTACGCTCTGGCCGGTTTTCATGTCATTGCACTGAACTACCGCCTGGCAACCTATGAAGACAAGACAACCCAATGGCCGGCACAGTTTCAAGATGTTCAACTGGCGCTAAGATGGATTCGACAAAATGCTGTGGCCTTTCGTATTGATCCTTACCGCGTTGGTGTTGGCGGAGACAGCGCCGGGGGTCACCTCGCTCTTATGCTGGGTTCTAATCCTTATACTGTTTCCGGCGATAGGAGTAATCTATATCCTAGTCAGGGTCCTTGGCCGAATGCTCTACTTAACATGTTCGGCCCTTGTGACCTGGGCGGCCCGGGTATGAAAGAGTTGATTGGAGTGCTGCCATTGTTCAATAACACGACCTATGAGCAGAACCCAGAACTCTATAAGAAGGCTTCGCCAATACACATCATGACAAGCACCTTTCCGCCATCAATGATTATGCATGGAACATCCGATGAAGTGGTTCCATACAATCAGTCGGTGGCCTTGAATGACAGAATGAACCAACTGGGCATCTACCACAAGTTCGTTACATTCAATGGTGGGCATGAGTTTGGTAAGTTGAGTTCGACAGACCAGATCAGTTTAGAAATGCAGGGACTATCTTTCATGAGTGGTTGCCTGCGACCATAAAGGAACAGACAATGGTAAAAGTGACGCTAGAACAAACCCAAATCCTTGACCCTATGTTCCGTGAAGGATCGACCGTGAATAACCCGAGAAACCACTTTCTCCCCAGGGACCCCGTGAAGGCGCTGGCTGATGTGAAATGGACGCTGTACGAGCGTCTGGATACTCTGCGCCAGTGCCTCGGTCCTGATGGTGCTTATGATGCTGTAGATCGCCAGATGCAGAACGAAATGACGTTCCTTGCTGACCTGCTTGACACCATCGAGAAATCGTGATAGAATAGACATTCAACATGAGGATTTGTGAACATGGCTAGGACACATCTGAAGCCCAAACTGTATAAGATCGATTCGAAAGGAAAAGTCCGTGTCTGGTGGATTGAGTATGACGAGGAGAAGTATAGAACGCATTCTGGCATTGACCGTGGTAAGATTGTTATTTCTGGTTGGACATATCCTACCCCTAAGAATGAAGGCCGATCTAACGCTACTACTGTTGAGCAGCAAGTGGTATTGGAAGTTACTGCTGAATACGTAAAGAAGCAGGCACAAGGCAAGTATCATTCCACGAAAGAGGCGACTTCCAAAGGTGCCTCTTTCATTGAGCCCATGCTGGCCGGTAAGTATGATCCCAAGAAGCATACCGACTTCCCCTATTACTCCCAACCCAAACTGGACGGCATTCGTGCGCTTATCTCCAAGGACGGCATTCAGTCGCGCCAAGGTAAGCCGATTGTCTCCTGCCCGCATATTCTAGAGGAATTGGATGACTTCTTCAAGGAGTATCCAGACTTCATCCTGGATGGAGAACTCTACAACCATGAACTGAAAGATCAGTTTGAGGAACTGGTGTCCCTTGTGCGTAAGCAGAAGCCAACCATGAAGGACTTCATTGCGACTGCGGTGAATGTTCAGTATCATATCTATGATGTTATTCCTGGTGGGAACTGGAAGCATCTTGGGTTTGGAGGCCGCGCCCAGTTCTTGATGGACGAGTTCGAACCGGACGATGGCATCATTCATCGCGTCGAGACCAATATCGTGTCGAATGTGAAGGAAGTTGATGGTCACCTCGAAAAGTATCTCATTCAAGGTTATGAAGGTCAGATGCTTCGTTCGCAGAATGCGCCGTATGAACGCAAGCGTTCAAAGAACCTTCTCAAGCATAAAGAGTTTGAGGATGCCGAGTTTGAGATTGTCGCCATTCATGAAGGTGAAGGCAACTGGGGTGGATATGCCAAGTCCATTGACATTCGCCTTGAGGATGGTTCAGTGCAGTCGTCTGGCATTCGTGGCAATCAGGCAAAGATGGCCGAGGTTCTGGAATGGGCTGGAGAGTATACTTCCGCAACGGTTCGATATCAGAACCGCACAGCGGATGGTAAACTGCGGTTTCCTGTGGCTGTTGCCCTTTGGAAAGGCGAGAGGGACTTGTAATGCTCCGCAATGTGCTGATTATTGATCGAGAACGCGCCGCTAACGTCGGCGCCGCGCAGATAGTAAGCCTCAAAATCATGGCGATGCTGGACTTTGCGGCAATGGATAACATGGACGGCACGATGACCATAATCAAGAACCGATACACAAGTTATACAGGTACTGTTCCAAAAGATTTGGTTCATAACCTTATGGTGGAGCAACTAGCGAGCAAACAATGACCGATGAAGAACTGATGACCCAGACTTTCGACCTACTGATGGCGTCATACGGATATAGAAACTATGTCGTCTTCAGTGAGAGGTGGGGTTTCGTGCAGATACTAGGATATCATGATGGCGGATGGCTTGAAGGATATGATGTAAGACCTGTAATCTACTGGGGTGCATGATGGACAACGAAATGATAAGCAGTATTGCGTATGAGGCCCACTATGATAATGGTAGTGGGTTCGACTTGGACTTTGAGCGTATCTTCGCCAAGAAACTTCTGGACAGGTGCATTGCAATCTGTGAGGAGATTGCCGAGGATGTTGATAACGGCAACATCTTTTCCGACAATGACAGATATGAAAAGTATCTAGACAGGTTTAGTGCCGGTCCAATAGAATGTGCTGATAAGATTCGGAAGGAGTTTGGGTTATGACAAACGAACAGACTGCAATCCGTCAATGGTTGAGTAAGCCATATCCTTATTCTGGTGCCTGTGGTTGTATGGGACCTCGCGACGGAGAACCTTTATGTCCCTGTGCTATGCGATGGGTAGAAAAAGTTGATGGTAAGTACTACCGTATTTGGGAACATAGATCAGAGGAAGGCGTTACACATACCGCCGAGTTGGTTGTAACCGAGGAAGACAAGAAAGCCAAATATGACGCTCTCTCTTATAAGGAGAAGCTGATGATTAAGCACGGAAGGGCGACATTATGAGCCGTAAAGCAAGACGCAGACCTTCGTGGAAGTCATACAGAAAGACACCGGACGAGTTGGTTATCCGTCTTCTAAATGAGGAAGATGATAGTCTTATAGAGACCATTCGTATCGCGAAGTTGGGGCATTTTGGTCGCAATCTCATTCGCGCGTATGGTCAGGCCGGGGCAGAGGAATACCTTCGCCAGGTCCTTATCGATGAATCAAATAGGATTTTAGATGAAACACACAATCGAACTTGACCACGACCAATGCGATGCTATTGCCATTGCCTCTCTAAAGGAGGCATACAGGCACAACTGTAAGCCAGACAAGATTGATTGCTCGGATGAAGTGATAGAGGTAGACTTTCACTTTTTGGGTGCCGTTGACGAGGTTCTGGACTACTTTCTGAATGCCGAGCAGAGGAAGGTATGGGATCAAGAGAAGAAGGAACTGTTGAAGTGAATGATCCTGAACTTGAAATCATCCGCCTAAATGACGAGATTGAAATGCTAAAGAAAGACCTTCATGCTTCCAAGCAAGCAGAGCATCAAACCTTTATGGATGCTGCAACTATCAACAAAATGAATGATAGGCTGCGCGCCTCATTGCGCCGGATAGCATATGCTACGTGTCCTGCTGATAATGATGGCGATGCCTTTGTTGAAAGACTACAGGGCATTGCCATGACTGCTCTAAATGAGGTAAAGGAAACTGAGAAATGACCGACCGTGATAAGTTTGAACAGATGTGCCGATACTACCTTTCGTTGATGGAAGGTGATACGCACATGATCGAAGATGCCTATACCCTTATGAAGCGAGAAGGTATCGTAGATGAAGATGGTTTTCAGATTTATGAGGAAGACGAGGATGCGATACAAACTCTACCTGGACGACCTAAGATACCCGCCGGCTGATACCGACGACTGGCGCCTAGCCAGAAACTACCATGACGCATTGTGGTATGTGAAGACCTATGGTATTCCTTACCACATTTCCTTCGATCATGATTTAGGACCTCCAACAAAAGATGTTCCTATTTGGGATTTCCTGGACAATCCGTATCCTGACGCGCCGGCTGATTTTACTGGTATGGACTTTGCCAAGTGGTTCTGTCTATATGTCCTAGACAATGGCCTTGACTTGCCCGACGACTTCACGTATAATGTTCATAGTCAAAATCCTGTAGGAGCCGACAACATTCGTTCCTACATGGCAAGCTTTCTCAAGGATGGGTATGCGCAATGAAAATAGAGATACAGAATGAAGAGCTGGACGCATTCGTCCGTGAAGGTTTGTATGATGCGTATGATACAATCTTCTCAAATGTTCGCAATGACATTGCACGACTAAAGAGAGTTGGCAATGCCCGGGGACTTGAGCAAGACATTGAGAACAACACCAAGCGCCTTGAGGCCATCGAGTTGTTGCTCCGATATTTCGACAATGAGTGGTATGCAGAGAAGCGCATTACCGAGATTGAGGAGAAGATACTAAAGGAAGAAGAAGTCCAGAAGTATCGTCTTTTACTCAAGACAATGAGGGCATAATGAAAGAAAGAATATCCCTCTCGATCCTAATGGCGTTTGTAATCTTCCTTGGCGCGTATGGTGTCTATACCGTCATAAACAACCACATTGAATGCAGGGCAGCAGGCGGCATTCCGCACCGTAACCTATGTCTTAATCCTTCTGCTATCGTGGAGTTGAAATGAGCGAGATAAAGTTTATCGGATACATCCTCCTTATTGGGTTGGTGTTTGCCCTATCGTTGCCGCCGGCAGTCTATTACTTACATCAGTATGCGGAGTATTGGCGATGAAACCTAAGATCAATCCTGTGATTATAGGCGCCATTGCCCTTTTCCTATCTCCTCTTTGGGGTTATGGTGTGTCACAGTTACAGATACCATACATCATTGGAGTGTATGTCTGCGCTATACCAGGTCTTATGGTTTTCGCATACATCTATTGGTGGGCAACAAACCAATGAACATCTTCTATCTACATTCCGACCCCAAAGTCTGTGCTGAGTGGGCTGTTGATAAGCATGTCGTCAAGATGATCCTTGAAGCGGCACAGCTTTTGTCAACGGCCCATCGTGTGCTTGATGGCGTCGAAACGACCACCATTGTAACCAAACAAGACAGCTTCTTTGTCAAAAAGAGAAAAGTAAAGCAATGGGTTCTACCTGACCATCGTAACACCGAGTTCTATAAAGCCACGCATATCAATCATCCTTGCGCTATTTGGGCCCGCGAGTCCAACAACAACTACAACTGGCTATGGTCATACCTGTATGAGCATTGCAAAGAGTATACCAGGCGTTATGGTAAGGTCCACAAGATCGAGCGCGAGGGATTGTTGATGGCTCTATCCCAGCCTCCACGCAACATACCAATCTCACATTTCTTTCAGCCGCCGAGTGCGATGGATGCTAAATACATCATTAGCGGCGATAGTCGTGTGAACTATTGCAACTACTACAAAAAGGGCAAGGCCCATCTTCATTCGTGGAAGGCGCCTGCATTGCCCCCATCATGGATTATGGAGTGAGAATGCCAACATACAGTTTTAGAAACAAAGAAACAGGTGAAGAGTTTGATGTGTTTATGAAAATGTCAGAACTGGACGATTACATAGAACAGCATCCAGAACACGAAAAGCTTCTATCATCCCCGGTCTGGAACGGCGCAGAGGGCGTGACCCTTTACCAGAAGTTCTATGATCCGAAGGGAAGACAGAATGCCTAACTACACATACAAGAACAAAGAGACTGGTGAGGAGACAACCGTATGGATGTCTATGTCAGAGCATGAGACCTACCTAGACGACAAACCCCATCTAGAGCAGATGATTATGGGATCGACAATCGTTGATCCTGCCAACATTGGTGTTCAAAAGCCGCCAAGTGATTTTCAAAAGTATGTTCTCGGTAAGATCAGGGACAATGCTCCTGGTGCCAATAAGGAAACATTTGGCAAAAGATGGAACATCCCCAAGGAGATTTAGCTGGAAACAAAGCACCATTCCCGTAGATTCCGCGGCCGCTCCCGTAAAAAGGAGTCGGTCGCGTTTTGTTATGAGGCCGTGAAAACAAAGAAACATAACAAGGAAGAAACCATGGCTAAAAGAAAGCGCAACCCTCAGCAGCAGAACCAGGCTCAGCAGAACCACTTCGAGCTTAGGACAATCAAACCTCTGACTGTAAATCAAACCCGTGTGTTTGAAGCGTATGAGGAAGGTTATAACATGGTGTTACACGGCTATGCCGGCACAGGCAAGACCTTTCTATCCATGTATCTGGCATTGCGCGATATACTCAATGACGACATGTATAAGAAGATCGTTGTCATCCGTTCGGTAGTGCCGTCCAGAGACATTGGTTTTCTTCCTGGCAGCCCAACGCAGAAGGCCGCCGTATATGAGAAGCCATACCAAGAGATTTGTGATAACCTATTTGGTCGTGGGGATGGATGGAACATACTCAAGATGAAGAAGTTGGTTGAGTTTGAGACCACTTCATTCTTGAGAGGCACCACATTCAATGATAGTATCGTTATCGTTGACGAGAGTAACAACATGAACTTCCAAGAACTGGATACTGTTATGACCCGTCTCGGTAACAACTCTAAGATCATCTTCTGTGGAGACTACCGCCAGTCAGACCTAAATAGACCACATGATAAGACAGGTATCGTTGAGTTCATGGGGATTACCAAGAACATGCGTTCATTTAAGCATGTCGAGTTCCACATGCCCGACATTGTGCGTTCTGGTACCGTCAAAGAGTACATCATTCAGAGAACGGAAATGGGGCTATAATGGCGAACACAATTTACACGATTACAAAAGAAGAATACGGCACGAAACTTGCGGACTTCATTCGCAAGGAAATGGCTAATGTTCCCGCTGGTAAGAAGGACCTAAGGTTCTGGACCAACTTCAATCAGGTCAAAAAGCACGACTTTGATGAGCAGTTGGCCGCCGAAGGTATTGTGGTTGAGTGATGCTT